CAGATCAATTATTTTTGAATGGAAATCAAGCTTGGATTGCAACATTGCGTAGATGCTTGCCTCAATCGGACTACCTTCGATATGCACCACAGTTACGGAATTCTTCTGCCCTTGTCGGTGCACCCTAGCGTTAGCTTGCAGATAAGTTTCGCTTGATGTAACGGGAGCGTACCATATCACAACATTAGCGGCTGTTAGGGTAACCCCATGTGCGGCGGCTTGCGGCTGTATTAGTAAAACTTTAGGCTCAGTGTTTTCTTGGAAGCGTTTAAATATATCAGTACGTTTGTTTACAGTTACTTCACCGTTAATAATTTCTGATGAGATTCCGCTTTTCGATAGAAAATCACTAATAAGCGCGATAGTGTGAGTAAAAGGTATAAATATAAGTACTTTATGTGTAGCTTCTTGAATAACTTCTTCTACTACTTGTAGCCGATTGGATACATCAAACTCTACTACGCTTTTTGTATCTGTGTAGACTGCGCCGCAAGCTATCTGCAGGAGCTTATTTATTTTAGCCGCAGCGTTTACGGCGGATACTTCTTCACCTGCCGCCTCTATAAGCATATCTTTCTTTAGCTGCTTGTAGTACTTAATTTGTTGCACAGTCAAAGGAGCGTATCGAGACGTGTACGTCATATCAGGCAAATCCAAACAGTCTTTCTTTTCAAACCGAATTGCTGGCTGAAGCAACTGATGCACGATATCTTGTGCCTCTGGTTTCGGTACCCATTTAAACCGCGTCATCTGATACATGACCTTATCGCGGTATGTAGTGTATAAATTTGGCGCTCTCGTCGGCACACACATTTTCGCTAGCCCATAAGCATCTAAAGGGGACTGTGCGGCTGGCGTACCCGTCATCATCCATACCCATGTCTGCGGAGATAGTATGCTTTTTAATACTTTAAATCGTACGGTTCGTGAGTTCTTATACGCGTTTGCCTCGTCAATAATTATCAGATCAAAGCTGCTGTTCTTTATCTCTTCTTGAACAATGGCGACGCCGTCAAAGTTAATGACCACAAATTCTGCTATGCCTTCAACAATTGCCTTGCGTTTTTTACGATCGCCGTAGGCTACATTCACACTGCGATGAACTGCAAATTTAAATAGATCGGCTTGCCATGCGGATTGCATAATCGATAGCGGGCATATAACCAGCACTCTTCTTATGACGCCTTGTTTTATAAGGTAATCCGCCGCCCAGATAGCCGATGCAGTTTTACCCGTGCCTTGTTCATTAAAGCAAAAGCTTCGCTGACGCAAAGTTAAAAAAGACGCGGTCTCCTTCTGATGCGCCATAGGTTTATAGATTCCGGGCCAGTCATAGTCTCGTTCTATTGGAGACGGTACTTTTTTTACGCCTAGCTCCGTAAGAGTTTGAGCTTCTTTTAAGTCCCAACATACAGCTACTTCGGTGATTTCACCCTCGGTATCTAAAGCATGGCTCTTAGGTATGGCGGCAGTTATTCTGGCTGGGTTCTTGGTGCGAACTACCAGCGCTTTGTTGTCTATGATTTGCATTTATTTAATCGTGTGGTCGCTGTTGCGGGCGTATGAACGATTGTCTGTTGCGCTTTTAACTCGTAAATTACTGCGCACAGTCTTGCCGCCTTTGCTTAAGGCTTTTTTATGGTCAACGTCTTTACCGTCACCCTTATGGACAAGCCCCTCTTTTTCCATCATCGCACGTGCTTTGTTTCGAGCGGCGCGTTTCTTTTTAACGGCGGGCGTGCCGTCGTATGTTTCATACTCGTGTTTATACGGTCTAGGTTTATTTACGTAAGGCATTAGTTTCTCCCATTGTGTTCACAATCTTTTACAGCACACCAACCACGGCATGTGAAGTTTGGCACTGGATTCCATACATCCGATTCAAATGATTTTTCTAAGCGCTCTATCTCAGGTATCCAACGCTTCCAAAGTTCGGGCTGATCGTCCGATACAAAAGTAGCTGGCACTAAATCCTCTGCTACTAAAAATACAAGGCAAGCACGAACCGACCTTATATTTGGAAAATGCTTAAAAACTAATAGCGAAAGCAGTTCCAGTTGTTTCTTGTCAGCGTAGCGACTTGACTTACCTGTTTTCCAGTCAACGATACTAGCCTTATCCCCGTTAAGCACAAGCAAGTCGGCGATACCACGAAACCAGACTTCCTTATCGCCAAACTTACACGGCTCAAACTGCTTGGTCAAGCCCATTTCGTACTCGCACAGCTTCTCACCAGCCATTTCTTTAAATGGGTCGAGTCGGGGTTTAATAAACGCATACTGTGGTGGTATGGGCGTACCGTCTTTTATGTAGTCCTCAGCAACTTTGTGTACTGTTTTTCCATAATCGAGGTGTAATTGTGGCGGTTCCACAATGTCTTTGACCACGCGCATTCGATGATATTTGCGGGGGCATTGTTGAAACAGCGATATGCTGGAGTACGACCATGTGTAGCTAACCGACAAACTTTTTTGTTGTTCCATAACTTTTTCCGTATTTGACCTCGCAGTTTAACGGCAATGTTTCTGCCCACTTAGGACGCCAACGCATACACTCTTGTACATACGCGGCGGCTTCTTCGGCCTCTTCATCTCTAGCTATGCAAGCAACAGCGTCATGTACGGTTAGCACAACCTGATATCTTTTAGATATCCGCAACATCTGTTCCCCTATCGCGCATCGGGCTAATGCTTGACATATATTTTCTACAACCTTACCGCCATATATTTTAACAACTCCACGCCTCGTGTCATACATATATTGCGGTCTACCATGCGTGTCGGCGTGACCTTGCCGTAGATTCATATACTTCAATGGCAACCCACTGGGTAGGTCAAAGCCAACCCCGGGCAACACGTAAACTGCTTGGTCTTGATATCCAAACTGTGTAGTCTTTAGCTTAGGGTCAGACAACGCCAACAAGCACTGATGCCCTTGTTCCCATAAAGCTGGAATCTTTGCGTATTCTCGGCGATAAGTATTAAGAATCTGTTGACAAAATAAATCACCAATAGATACGCCAAAGCTTCTCAGTTGTAGTTGAAACTTAACTGCGCCCATGCCATACCCCGCCCCAAGAATAGTGGTCTTGCCAACAAACCGCTCGGAGTCGTCAATCTCCCATACCTTTTTGCCGTAAATCTTAGACGCCATAATCTTGTAGACATCCTCACCTTTCTCAAACGCTTGCACCAAGTCGTTTTGCCCTGCTAGCCATGCCAATACACGCGCCTCGATTTGAGAGGAGTCGGCGTCAATTAAGGTATACCCTTTAGGTGCTGTAATAGCAGACTTCAGCAATGACTTGCGGGGTAGATTTTGCAGGTTAAGTCTGTCGTCCCCACCCCAACGCCCTGTGTGAGCGGCGTAGTATCTTAGCGGGACCGGCAACTTGCCGCGCTTAGCGATATCAATAAATCGTTGAGTCCGTGTTTCTTCCAACGTGCTTTTTGTGCCGAGACGTGCGGCAACAAGGGCTTGCACTCTTTCATCAGGGTGTTCTGCCAAAGCTTTAAAACCGTCGTCATTCTTTGCTAACGCAAGCGTCAATTTACCAGTAGTTGGGCTGTATTTCATAGGGGGTTCTACCCCTAGCCCCTTCAAAACTTCGGCAAACTTTGGGTTTGACAGCAACTCTTCCCTGTTGGTACTTGCCTTAGCTATTAAACTTTCTTTCTTCTCAACGACCTGTATAAGATGCTGTTCAAGTAGCGGGAGGTCTAAAACCATAGTCGGCTTAGTAAACATCCTAAGCGTCAGGTCGATAAGCCTAAGCTCTGACTTCTTGAAATGCAAGTTCAATATATTAAACAGATCGTATGTGATTGCAACGTCATTCTTGCAATACTCTCCATACTGCGCTAACTGTTCCCGCGAAAAGTCCAGTCGGCGTTTACCCATCGCAAGCACGACCTCTGTACCCTTTTTTCCTAGGCTGTACCGTTCAGCTAATTTAGCTAGGCTGTTGCCAACTTCAACGCCGTCTACGGCACGCGCCATACATAACGTATCAAGAAGAATAAAGGGGTGTATCCCAAACCGCCACGCAAGAATAGCCCCATCAAACATCATATTGTGGGCTAGGACAAACGAATTATCCCAATCAAACTGGCTTAGCCAATCCTTAATCTCATCCATCGCCCCAGTGAACCACACAGTCGGCTCGGCGTTAACCTTTAAACCAATACCAATGACTTCGAAACGATCGTCTCTTATGTATTCTTCAGTTGTCAATTTAGATAAAGAAAAATCTTTGTCGTAGAACGTCTCGAAGTCAAGGGTAATTAGGTTCATCAGTTATACCTTTTCGCAAGCGAATTTAGGGCGTTCCCAAAGGGACATAGTATGTGGGGTTGCCCCGCCAGCAAGCAGTTCTTCAGCTTTATAAGTGACGTTGTTATATCTTTTGTGAAACCCCGGACCTACATAAAGCTTGATATCTCTATAGTGTGGTATATAAGTTATTTTGTTGTGCTTGTATACGGTGTACTCTACTCGGTTTGAATATTCTTCAGTAGCTTTCATTTAGTAACCTCTGGTTGTGTTGAGAACTTTGCAATCTCGCGATTTAAATACCAACGTGCTTTGAGCAAGTCTTCGTAATGGTAGCCTTTATGGTCGGCGCGACTAATGTATTTAATCACGTTACCAAGGTTATACCCAAACTCTTTTGCATCAATAAAGTCAATGGTTTCAATACCTCCAACTTTGTAATGCGCGGGACTATTGATTGGGTCGGTGATATGCTGAGCAAGTACGTCTTTGCGGATTCGATTTGCTT